AAGTCACTTCTGAATGATAAAGAAAGTACCATGTTAATACTACATAACAATGATGTAGGAGATACAATGGGAGAAACATTTGATTTTAAATGGGAGATATTATGAAACTAAAAAAACCAATTAAGAAATACTACTTTGGAAAGATAGTACATGGATGTCCTTACTTTATGCCTATAAATTTCGATAGGAATATAGTAACGATACGAAAGATAAAAGACCCAGCAAGCGCACCAATGGTAAGGCGATCTAAGAATTGGATTGTAGAGTTGTTCAACAGGTACTATTGGATACAGATAGGTTGGCCAATCATGTTTAAAAAAATTAGGTTAGGTTGGAAGGATAAGTATGACACACCAAGATATGAATGGTCTCCAGCTTTCTACATATACTTTTTCAGATGGCAGTTCTGTATGTTTTTGGTATCACCAACTGATGATCGAACTGATAAGTACTACGAGCAAAAGTTATGGCTTGAGAAGTACTGCAATAATGATTACGATAAAGCAAAGAGTACATGGCCATGGATAGATGGCGAAACCAAAGTATCAACGTGGAACGATAATTTTTTTGAGATATGAGACAGTTAGTTTATAATGCAGTAACATGCTTAGATTGCCTAGAGACTATAGTTAGTTATAGTAGGCATGATTATAAGACTTGCCAATGTTCAAATCAGGCAATGGTAGATGGTGGATTAGATTACGTAAGGTATGGTGCTAAGGAGATGCATAAGGTTGTGCATCATGGTGTGTATGCAGATGATGACTTTCAACTTGTAAGGCAGTACGCAACTAGAGGCAGTCGTGGTAAGGATGGGTTACAGCCATTAAAATATATTCCAATATGTGAAATGGATGATGACTACCTACAGGCAGTGCTTGAGTATGGCGGTGCTGATTGGCATTTAGATTTAATTAGAAAAGAAATAAAATATAGAGAAGATGAAAAGATGTAGTTACTGCGGATCTCTTATGAAGGATCATGATGTTAGTGAATTTCTAGAAAAAATAATGGTTCTTATAGAACAAGATAATTTAAATGTAACATCTAGAAGTCAACCAAAAAGTCACAAGAGGTATTTCTTATATAATAAGATGAGAGAGATGGGTTTGACGTTTGAACAAATTGGTGAATATTTTGGTAGAGATCATGCAACCATTATTCATGGTGTCAAGAAACATAATATATACATGGAAATTAAAGATTCAAAATATCTAAAAGACATCGAAGAATATGATAACTTATTTCAAGACAATCAACGAGACATCGACACCATTCCATGTTGATGTAAGTGTAGCCATTGATAGAATAAAGAATGGCAAATCAAAAGAGCTTGTAGAAGATGTACGCAAAGAGACAGAGAAAGGAGCAAGGAATGAAAAGAAGAAAAAGTTACCTGCTATTTGTTTTTCAGGTACATTCTCAAAGCGAGCTGACAATGCTATTATAGAGCATAGTGGAATAATATGCATTGACTTTGATGGGTTCAGAGACAATCAGCATTTGTTCCAAAAGAGAGAAGAATTAATCTCAGACAAATATTCTTACTGTGTATTTACCTCACCATCTGGAGATGGCATTAAGGTATTGGTTAGGATTCCAAAAGACCCAATGAATCATAAGAAATACTTCAATGCTTTAAAGAAGTACTATGACTGCGATGAGTTTGACGTTACATGTAAAAACATCAGTCGGGTGTGCTATGAGTCTCATGATCCTGATATACATGTTAATGAGTTGTCATTAATATGGTCAGACATGGATAACTCTGATGAATATAAGCCTGTTGTCAAGCAGATGATAAGAGTTACCGATGATAATGAGATTATAAGACGGTTGTCATTATGGTGGGATAAGAACTTTGGAATGATACCTGGTCAACGCAACAACAACTTATACATATTAGCAAGCGCGTTCAATGAGTTTGGTATAAGCAAAGAAACAGCAAGATCAGTTATTGAATCGTATGATATTAATGGAGACATGGCTCATGAGATACCATCAATCATTCAGAGCGGTTACAAGAATGTATCCAACCATAACACTAAGTTTTACGAGGACATCGACAAGACTGTAGCAATAAAGAACGATATAAAGAACGGTACTCCAATCAAAGAAGTTATTGAGCGTAATGAAGATGTGCCAGTTGAGATTATTGACAAGATTGTTAGTGAGACCAACCCAAATGAGTTTTGGACAAAATCATCTAAAGGTAAGATTGAGTTAGTGCCTAATCTGTTCAGAGACTTTTTGACTAAGGAGGGATTCTATAAGTACTACCCTGAGGGATCAAAGAACTTTGTATTTGTTAGAGTTAAAGACAATGTTATAACAGACTCAAGTGAAGAGGTCATAAAGGACTTCATATTAAAGTATATCGAAAGTACTGGAGATATGTCAATATATAACTTCTTTGCAATGAATACTAAGTTCTTCACTGAGAACTTCTTGAACTTCATAACAAATGTAGACAGCAGGTTTATGACTGATGACTCAGAGACAGCTTACTTATACTATAACAATTGCGCTGTCAAGGTAACAAGACGAGGCGTTGAGAAGATTGACTACAAGGACTTGAATGGTATTGTTTGGGAAGATCAGAAGATAAAGAGAAACTTCTTAGAGACATCATATGTTGATTGTGAATTTAAGAGATTCATCACAAATATTTCAGGCGATGACAATGAGCGAGTTAAATCAGTTGAGTCAACGATAGGTTACTTGATGCATAGTTATAAACCAGCGAGCTATTGTCCTGCTGTTATATTGAACGATGAGGTCATAAGCGACAATCCAGAAGGTGGTACTGGTAAGGGTATCTTTGTAAAGTCTGTAAGTCACATGAAAAAGATGGTCATCATTGATGGCAAGGGGTTCAGTTTCCAAAAGTCATTTCCATATCAGCGAGTTCAAGTTGATACGCAGGTGTTGGTGTTTGATGATGTTAGTAAGAACTTTGAGTTTGAGCGATTGTTCTCAGTAATCACTGAAGGTATAACACTTGAGAAGAAGAACAAGGACGAGATACACATTCCATTTGAACGATCACCAAAGATTGTCATAACAACTAACTATGCGATTAAGGGTGCAGGTAACTCGTTTGAGAGACGTAAGTGGGATCTTGAGTTCAAGCAGCATTACAATAAGTCTTTTACACCTGAGAGTGAGTTTGGTCACATGTTATTCAGCGGATGGGATGAGTATGAGTGGAATAAGTTTGACAACTATATGATAGCTAACTTGCAGTCTTATTTAAACAAAGGATTGGTACGTAGTGAGTTCAAGAACTTAAAAACACGTAAATTTATTGCTGAGACAAGTTCTGATTTTTGGGAGTGGGCTACATCAAAAGATAATGTTTACACTAGGCCACAGATGAAATCATTAGGACAAGACTTATTCAATTCATTTACGCAGGACTACCCTGATTATAGTAATTATGGTAGGTATAAAGTATCTCAAAACAGGTTCTATAAATGGATTGATAGCTATGGTGAGTTTGCATTTGGCAAGAAACCAATAGTAACTCGTAATGCTCTTGGAAAGAATATTGAATTTGTAGTTAAAGAAGATGAACAATTAAATCTTAAGTTATGAAATTCTGTGAGTCTATAATTAGAAAAAGATTGGAGTTTACCGAGAAGCTCCATGGATATGCCAAGCATGGCACAAGAAGAAAAAATGAGCTTTCAAGGATGTGTAGAGACTATAAGGAAGCTCATGACTTTCTTACTGGCAAGATTGAGTCGGTATCATTCGTTCCTGACTATAGCGTTAGAGAAATCAAACGGCAGTTAAATTGGTTGGAATATGCAAAAGAATTGCATGCTGAGACAATTGAAGAAGTGAATTATGTTGTAAATAAAATGAAAGAAGATGGAACTAAGGGATTATCAAATCAACATAGCGAACAGGGCGGTTGACATATTGAAAGTAAACAAAATTGTTTACATTTCTATGGAAGTAAGAACTGGGAAAACTTTGACAGCTTTAGAAACAGCAAAACTATACGGAGCAAAAAGAGCTCTATTTCTAACTAAAAAGAAGGCTGTATCAAGTATTCTAAATGACTATAATAATTTTGGCTATAAGTTTGATTTAATTGTAACGAATGATGAGTCAATGCATAAGTTAGAAGATACTAACTACGACTTAGTTATACATGACGAGCACCATAGGTTCGGAGCATTTCCAAAACCAGGGCTAGCAACTAAGACCTACAAGCAGATGTTCGCTGACAAGCCAATGATATTTCTATCAGGAACAATGACACCAGAGTCATTCAGTCAGATATATCATCAGTTTTGGGTATCTAACTATAGTCCGTTCAGACATTATGTTAACTTCTACCGATGGGCTGATGACTATGTATTTAAGTTTCAGCGCAAGATAAATGGGTTTATGGTGAATGACTACTCAAAAGGCGATGAGATTAAAATAATGGCTGCAATCTTTCCTTATGTTATTACATTTACACAACAGCAGGCAGGATTCTCTACTGAGATTGAAGAGGAAGTATTGTATGTTGATATGACTGATAGAACTAAACAAATTATTAAAACACTTGAGAAAGGCTTAGTTGTCGAAGGCAAGGACGAAGTTATATTGGCCGATACGCCAGTAAAATTAATGCAGAAATTACACCAATTATGGAGTGGCACAGTTAAGTTTGAGAGCGGTAACAGTATGGTTATTGATACCACTAAAGCTGAATGTATAAAGTGGAAGTTTTCAGATCATAAGATAGGCATATTCTATAAGTTTAAAGAAGAGCTTAGCGCACTTCAGCAAGTGTTTGGTGATAGTTTAACTACTGAACTTGATGAGTTTGATTCAACTGATAAGAATATAGCTTTACAAATTATATCAGGGCGTGAGGGCATATCATTAAAAAATGCTGACTACTTGGTATTTTATAATATTGACTTTAGTGCTACAAGTTATTGGCAAGCACGCGACCGATTAACTACTATGGAGCGTAAGTTTAATAAAGTTTATTGGGTATTCTCAAAAGGCGGCATTGAAGATAAAATATACAAGACCGTTAAAGCAAAGAAAAAATATACTATTAACATTTTTAAGAAAGATTATGAAAAGAAAAACGAGAGAACAGAAATTATTTGATGCAGCAATGGATTGCTACAGAGAATTGTACAGAGAAGCAACACCATCAGCTGACTTTGATGAGTTGGTTGCCAATGCTCCAGTTAATGAGCTAGGGCAAAAAGTAATTGATTACAATGCATACAAGTTGGATCGAATTAAATACGAAGAAATTGTTGAGTCACATATCAAAAAAAATAAATTTAAAAGCTATGAAGCCAAAGGTTTTAGAATAGAGATGTATTTAGGATGTGGGCCGTCAAGTAAGATTGACGATTAATTTATACCCGAATAGGTATAATACATCATCTGTTAACTAAAATTATACCCGATTGGGTGTAATTGTTGTTATAAATAGTTGGAGGTGGCTTCCTTAATAGTTAAGGCTGACCTTAAGCATCTGATAGGATAACTATCTATACAGGGGGTGAAACCAATTATTTATAACGGTTTCGGGCTTGGCGAAGGTGGGCTTGTAGGATGCTCAATTTTAGCAGAATGTTTCTGCCCACTTTTGCCAAACCCGTGTTATATGAAGTGCCGACTTATTTAAGATAAAGCCCAATTGGAACACTAAACAGAAAAACAAAAAGAAAAAAAGCGATGGCAAATATTGAATTAAAAACAAAAATACTGAATGATAAATACACCGAGTATGTGTATGAAGCATTTGATATTCAGAACAGAGAAGAAACATCTGTATCCATTCCTATGAATTTAGGAGAAGCTAAAAACTTTGATTGGAATATTGGAGTAATTTTAGGAGGTAGTGGAAGTGGAAAAACTACTATATTAAAAAAGATGGGCGATGTAAAAAAGGTAAACTTTGATGCAGAAAAACCATTGATTAGTAACTTTGATTGGTTAGACCCAAAAGATGCTACATTAGTTTTAACTTCAATGGGATTGAGTTCTGTTCCTACTTGGTTAAGACCATTTCACACATTATCAAATGGCGAACAATACAGAGCAACATTAGCTTATTTAGTAGCATCTGCAAAAGATGGTGAAGTAATTTTAGTTGATGAATATACTTCTGTTGTAGATAGAGATGTTGCAAAAGCTATGAGTTTTGCTTTACAGAAATATATTCGTAGAGAAAACAAAAGGATAATAGTTGCATCTTGTCATTACGACATATTAGAATGGTTAATGCCTGATTGGACTTGTTCACCACAAAAAGGAGGCGTACTCGAAAGAGGCGACTGGCTTCGGCAAGGCAGACCACAAATCACATTACAAGTTAGTAGAGTCGAGGCTGAAACTTGGGACTTCTTCAAAAAGCATCATTATTTAACCGAAGATGTAAATAAGAGTTGTAAGTTTTTATTATTTGAATGGAACGACAAAGCTATTGGAATTGTAGCAATAATTAACCAACCAAGAAAGGGGTGTGCTAATGGATTTGCAATAAGCAGAATAGTTGTAATGCCTGACTTTCAAGGGATGGGATTAGGTGTAAAACTGTCAGAGTTTTGTGGGGGTTTAATTAGAAATATGGGTGGATTGTGTTTTATAAAAACAGTTAACCCCGCATTAGGAGTTTACTTTAATAGAAGCAAACAATGGAGAGGAACGGCAATGAATGGTAAAATAAGACATAAATCAAGTAGTTCATCTGACACGTCAGCAAGAAATAGATTAGAAAGAGCATCTTATTGCCACGAATACATAGGAGAAAGTATAAGTGGATATGAAGAATTATTATTACCAATAAATGAAATGAGAAGTAAAAATGAAATTACCTTATTTTAAAAGTGCGGTGGCTTTTTTCTTTTTGTTTTTCCTTCACGGAACTTCAATTGAAAACGGTCAGCAAGGCATTTCATATAACGTTCCTCATGTTGGCTTAGTGCGAATTATTAATTAAAAATAGATTAGAATGAATAAAGTAAGTGAAGAAAGAATAAAGTTGAGAATTGAATATTCTCGTGAAACAGATTTAATATTTAGCGATAACATACCTGCTTATGCCGATTGGCTGGAGGAGAAACTAGCATTGAGCCAACATGATGTTAGTGGTAGTACTTTACCGATTGGTTTTAAAGTATATGTATGTACAGATTGTGGAGAGATAAATGTAAAAAAGGATAATAGAGAAATTAGAGTTGGTTTTTGTGATGAATGTGGCCATCCTTTATGGAATGATGATGTTGATTAGTATTGCCACTAACAGTCGTGCAGGCGATGCGATAGTTTCGCTTGCACTTTGTTATGTTTTTATTTCAAACATTTGCCAATAATCTATATATTTGGCAAATATTGGCAACAGAACAGCAAATACAATCTAAATTAATCAAGCAACTTGAGAAGGATGGTTACTATGTCATCAAGCTATCTGTCACCAATAAGACTGGCATACCAGACCTATTGGCGATACCTAAGAATTCAGATGTTGAGTTTATTGAAGTCAAGCGACCTGGCCAAAAACCTAGACCATTACAAGTATTCAGAATTAAAGAACTAAACAATCATGGCGTTAAAGCATCAGTCTACGATGGTACACAATTCTATAATGTTCCAGAAGAATAAATCTAGAATCAAAGAATTATGTGCAGAAGGAAAAACATTAGATGAAATAAGTGAAATAACAGGAGTTCAAGTATGTATAGTTCAAAAATATATAAGAGGTATACTTGTCAGACACTATGGCAAGGTAGACTTAGGGTATAAAGACGGACCATACTACGAGACAGAAGAAGAAATGTTTAATAAAAAAGAATATGATTTTAATAGTTTAAGCGATGGAGAAAGAGAAATTTATATCGAACGAGAAAAAACTGGCGAGCTTGGTAAGTATTTTGCCAGTCCTAATGGACTTCATGGAGGACATTAAAAATGTGTATCCAAATGTTTATGTCCGACAAATTAAAAAAGCTGGAAATGATTTTGTAAAAGAGGTCCTAAAAAATAGCGACCAGCTTTATAAAAAGATGGACATAGAGAATGATGAGGAACATAGAGCGTTCTTATATCAATTAGACAACATGGGCCTAGCATTTAGAAATTGGCTAAAGGATTAATAAAGTACACTATTGTTTGGATAAGTCAGAACTTAGCCATACCTTTTTGGGTTGTTGGTCATGTTCATTTATCTACTAATGTATACGATGATGTCACTGAGATAATATCTTCAGTGGGCATGAATATAATTGTATTTGTAGGATTTATAATTGATTATAACTCTCGGAATATAGATAAAAATATATGATTCCGCTAATAATAAATAAAAAAACATGGGGAAAATAATTTTAGAATTCGATTCGTTCGAAGAGAAAGATGATGCAAGAGATGCATTAGATGGCTACAAATGGAAACTAGCTGTCTGGGATTTAGACCAACATTTAAGATCTGTAGTTAAGTATGGTAGTTATGAAAATAGGCAAGCTACTACAGAAGAAATGGATTTTGCTGATAAGTTAAGAGAAGAGATAAGAGATATATTAAATGGATATGGAATCAGCATCGAAGATTAAAGGTGTTTATTGCGCAGACGTCAAACTAAAAGCTATTCCTATCTCTATGAATTCAAAACTACCTAAAGTTTTTAAAACTTTGGAAAATATACCAATAGCTTTAGATGACAACCTAAAAGTTATTAATGAGTACTTCATAAAAAAAGTGATAAAGAGAGAAAATCTTTGCAAATATAAAGTTAATTATGAGATAATTATAAAAAAATATCTGTCAGGTATTTGTTATAATATTAATAAGTAATATATTTGTTGACAAAATGGAGAACATCAACTATGTGAATGCAGTAATGACTGAGATTAATGATCTTACAGATTGCATATACGAATCTTTAGTTGATGCTGACTATAAAGAAATGAAATTAAATATTCAAAACCTAATAAGAGTTTTGAGAGATCTAGACAGAACACATGAAATTATATCGGAATAGAGCTGCATATCTTTTTTTTGAAGAAGGTAAAAGTGCATCAGAAGTAGCTAAACAAATAATAGAAGAGTTTGGATTAAATCAAAGCTTTAATTCAGTTCAGAAAAATATATATAACTGGACAAAAGACAGAGGGCTTTATGAAGCATGTAAGGCTGCTGAAATAGATTTCAGTAAGGTTAGCCACTATTGGCACAAAGGGAAACACTTTAGTATAAATGTCAAGAAAGATGATGAGTTCAACTATGATGAATTCAAACAAGATTTAATAGACGAAGTATCTAAGTGGAGTCCAAGATACCCTGCATTTAAAAGAGAGGTATCGTACGATCCACACTGCCTTGTATTTGATCCTTCTGATATTCATATTGGTAAGATATGCTCTAGCTTTGAGACTGGTGAAGAGTACAATATGCAGATAGCTGTTCAAAGAGTTCGCGAAGGTTTGCATGGTATATTAAATAAGTCAGTATCTTTTAATATTGACAAGATTATTTTTATAGCAGGAAACGACATATTGCATATTGACAACCCAAAACGCACAACAACAAGCGGTACACCACAAGACACTGATGGTATGTGGTACGATAACTTTATAACAGCTAAAAAACTACTGATTGAAATCATTGAAACATTAATGACAGTAGCTGATGTTCATGTTGTGTACAATCCAAGTAACCATGATTTCATGTCTGGCTTTATGTTGTTGCAATGCGTTGAGGCATGGTTTGGTAAATGCAAACAAGTTACTTTTGACAATGACATGAAACATCGTAAGTATGTTACGTATGGCAATAACTTAATTGGATGTACGCATGGAGATGGTGCTAAAAATACAGACCTGCCTTTATTGATGGCACATGAGGCTGGATCATCGTGGCATGAGTGTAAACACAGGTATGTATACACACATCATCTGCATCATAAAGTTTCAAAGGACTATATGTCTGTATGTGTAGAGACATTACGCTCGCCAAGTGGTTCTGACAGTTGGCATTATCGTAATGGTTACACGCATGCACCAAAAGCAGTTGAGGGATTTATTCATCACCCTGAGCATGGTCAAGTTGCCAGGTTAACACATCTGTTCTAGTGGTTACAGTTGAAGAAATGATATCTGTTGTAGAAAACTACATCTACGACAAGAAAAAAGTAAGGGTGCGCATCGAAATACGATACCACCCTTTCCTTATACAATCAGACCTAAGCAAACTTAACTATTGCTACGGTATTGCTTTAGATTATTTTAAAATCTGATCGGCTGTTTCACCGTTCTTAATTCTTGTTAAATCTGAAATACTCGGCTCACCTATAGCCTTCATAACTTTTAGGTATTCTCTTCCCTGACGTTCTGTCAATCCGCCATTTCTTTCGATGAACTCTATTTCGGAAATGGCTGTTTCGGATTCCTTCTTATCTTTAACTAGTTGTATTTCCCAAGATTTTAGATTACGTCCAAGATCTTTCTGTACAGTTTCATATCGTTCGTATTGTTTTTCTGTAACAGCTTTCTTCTTGATTCTATTAACGTAGTTTTTGCTAATTGAGCCAACATCTTTAGGTAGCACACCAGTAGAGTATGCAATTAAAAATGGAACAGCGTATTTTACTTTTTCGCGATCAGATTCTAATAATTTCTTAGTTGTTTCTCTACCTTGATACTCATCTGTAAATTCACCTGTGGTTGATAATTTTGATATTTCAGCTAACTCTTGATAAGTACTTCCAGCAATTCCAATCATACCATAACTCCTATCAAAGTCATCTTCAAATACTTGATATGTTGCTTCTTCTTTAATCTTAGCAATAAATTCTTTTTCTTCAGATTCAGTCATAGTAGGCTCGCCTTTTAATTCTAAAACCTTATTTCTACTTTCAACTGCATCCTTTATTTCTTTATCACTCATCCAAGGATATTGTGCTAATGCTTTGTTTAATCCCCATGTTGATATAAAGTCTGTCATTGGAAGTGGTGACACAATATCATTAACAATACTTTTAATAGGGTATTTAGTAGCATTAATCATTTTCTTTTTCTTCGCCTCTTCATCCTCATCATCACCAAGCAATGATGCTGCAATCATATCATATAATCTTCTTACACCAAATCCTATTAATTGGAATGTTGCAAGTTCGGCAGCTAGTCCTGCCAATGATCTTCTTGCAATTACTTTATCTTCACTCGTAGCAGTTTTACTTGTTATTGTATTTAAATCATTATACATTCTTGCCTTTTGGTTAAGTATAAATGATGCAAATGGAAGAACTATTTTTCTAGTTATTTGTTTTATTGGATCATCGCTTGCTAAAAATTCACCAGCCAACATTGGATCAGATATATTTTGTTGCCTATCAATCATAGCTTGAGCATACTCAGCAGCCTCCATGTCAATTTCATGTGTAGTCCAATCAATATCAGTACTCAATCCTCTTCTTTTTAAATTCTGTAAGTAGTAAGACTTAAATGATGATCTAGCAACAAATACATCTGGCCTTACCAGGAATTGTTTTAAATACCATTGATTTAAGTCAGCAATTGCTTTCAATACTTCTTGAGTTCCAGTTCCTGTCATATCAATCTTTCTATCAATTGAATCAACTGTTGATTGTGATTCAAGACCACGATTTGAAATTGGAAGTCCTGATTTATTTAACCACTCATTAAATTTAGCATCGGCTATGACAAACCTTCCTGAGTTAACTACAGTGTTTACCATTACTGGTATTGTCTGACTAACAGCTTGACTTATACCACCCAAAGCCTTTCCAACACCAAGAGACGTGATATAATTTGTTAATTTGTTTAAGTATTGAATCGTGTCAGATGCAACAATGCTTTTACCTTTTGATCTTCTAATGTAAGTATTAATTCTTTTAGTCATTATTGATCTATCTTCAGACTCAGGAATTAACTTTTTGAATGACTTCGAATTAATAAACCCATCAACTTGTCTAATAGCAGAAGCTGTATTAATATCAACCAAAGCTGCCTTTAATGCTTTTGAGTTATTAGTATCAAAATCAAGGCTAATATATCTACCATCAGGCATAACATTTGGCCTTGTTGTTTCCATTAAAACACCAGTCTTTTTCTTATCAGTGTAATCAATTGTTATAGCAAAAGCACCATTTCTTTCAACTGCTCCTTCATCAAGTGATTGATTTTCTGAAGATAACCTTTTGTATTTATCTGGTGTATAGTTTAAATCACTTCCAAGTTGAGTATTGTAAACAGATAAACTAATATCTGATAAATCAGAATAGTGCTGAGACCATTGATTAACCCACCAATTTACAGCATCTAAATTATTTTTTGATGCATTGGCATTAATAACCTCCATGTCCATTTCCGCGACACCTAATTTATCATAAATCTTTTGATAGAGTTCCCCCATTTTTTGTTCTTTGGCATCCCCATCTTCAGTTAATTTATTGATAGATTCTTGCACCATTCTAACCCTTCTTTCAAACTCTGCTTTCATTTCAGATGGCTTACCAACTAAATTTCTTTTTAAGAATGCAAGCATACCTCTTTCGTATACATTCTCAGCATCCATGAAACCTTTATTCATAACATAACGACCAAGAGCATTTTTTGTAGAATAGAAAGGTTGCTTTACATACTGATCTAAAATATCATTATGCTGTCTATTGGCTTTATTGACTCCATTAATAAGTTTAACTAATCCCATTTTGCTCATCACATCAATTGAATTAGTAACACCATCAAACATCTTCTCCATTAACATAGGAAGAGAGAACAATTGTTCGCTATATATTTTACCAACATAATTACTAAAGAATAGCCTCAAAGATTTAGCCTTTATTCCTTTATCAACTAATTGTTTGCTATTTGTAGCTCCTTCATAAGAACTAACAGCCGCCTCAAGACCACTTGTAATTTGGTTGGTAATGAAGTTCTCTACACTCTCGACAATTTTGATAGCATCTCTAACTGACATCTCATTAAGGTCAATCTTTAATGCTCTTTTAATTAATTCTTTTTGTTTCTCGTCAAATATTATTTCCTCTCCAGTCATAGGATCAATACCTGTCTTAAACATTGTATCAAGTATTGATGACATGATACCAAATCTACCGTTTAAGTAGTCTTTTACATACTTCTCTTTTTCAGTAGTATCCATTTGACTTGTTGGATCTTTCAATGCATTGATAACATCTTGCATGTCTTTCAATGACATCTCGCCTTCCAAGAAATCATAAGTAGCTAATAACTCATCTTTCTTAATTTGATCTTGTCTTGCAATCTCTTCATTTGTATATTCAGAAATCTCAGCAATGTTTGCTGCTTCTTTCATAACAACATCAAGACCTTTTACTCGCGATGGCTTAACAGCATTCTTAACTTTCTCAGCCATCTCCATGTAAGCATCAATATCTTCAACAAGTGATGGGTCAATAGAAGTAAATTCTTTAGCCATAGCAACAACTTCAGCCTGGTTGTCAGTCTTTAATAACTTACGAATTCTCTTCCTAATAGCAAAAGCATCATCTAATCTTTGTTGGTAGTCAGCTCTTTCAAATACTCTTTGAGCGTAATTTGTAAATCGCTCAACCATTACAGGATTGTCAAGGTTAAGGTTGCTAACTCGTTTAACCAATACAGCAGCCTGACTAGCTTTCATTTTACCAGTCTTAACCATACCGCTAATAGCAGTAGCCAACATTTTACGTTTGGTATTTAAGTCTGCCTTTGCTTCACGAGCTGCCTTCGCCTCCAACTTAATCTGAGTAATCATTGCTTTATACTCATCGATAACAACCTTAGTTACTTTTTTCTTAGTAATTTCTTTTGCTTGTTTTGCTTCCTCACTTACTTTAACAGCAGGTTGTTTCTCACCAGTAATACGTTCTCTTGTTTTACGAGTTTGAAAGTCTGACACGCTATATAGCGAGTCAGTGATTCGTTTCTCATCAACATTATTTTTCTGAGCGTAATCTTTAATGGCTTGTTCCAAAGTCATACCTGCTTGCACAGATACTTTTAAAGCCTTAATGATTAATTTCATTGCAGCAACAGGTAAGTTTACTCCAAGTGTTTCTTTACCAAACTTGTCAAGATCATCCTCTAATTTATCAAGGAATGATTTTACTTTTTGCAAGTTTGTTTTGTCGGTTACGTCTAAGTCTTTTATTTCTTCGATTGATCCAACTTCTTCAACACTTTCGACAACTTGCTTAGCACGCTCTTCGGCAATACTCTCAAGATTTTCTTTGATTTTTCCATAATCACTTATTAAGGTACTTATTGTATTATTTAATATTGCTTCTTTACTTGTATCCTCTCCAAATATATTTTCAACTCCAACACTTTCATTGTAGTTAGCTAAGAAATTTTTAAATACAGTCGGCTTCTTTGTGTCCAACAATAAAGCCATGCTCATTTCACCAATAGTATATTGGTTCTCCTTGAACATATCATATTGAGACAAATAGTCCTCTACAGTTATTTTTGCGGCCTTAGCCTTTTGTATTATTTGTATAGCACCAGTTATTTCTTGAGTTAGACTATCATTTCCTTTTGCAGCATTCTGCATCAATCCTACAACATTTTTAAGTATTACTTTTTTAATGTCGCCCATTCCAGGAACAGATAATTCTCTAATACTATCTTCGTTCAAACTAGCAGCCATTACAACACCCTCAAGAAAACTAACCCCATCAGCAGTAGCAACTCCTTTATCTAGGTATCTAGGTATCTCAACTGTCTGTATCAAGCCTTCTTGAATTAAAATATCAATAGCTTGCTTCATGTTTTTAGGATCAGATGTTACGTCACTTGGAATTTCAACACCTTCATATAAACCAGCTAATGATCTTTTAGCTCTATCTGAAATTCTTTTACTTATAGCAACAGCTCTTTGAAGTGGACCTTGCGCTTTCTTCTCTTGCTTATTAAACATTGCCATAGTCTTTGTGTCAAATGGCAAATTATCCTCAACCTCAAAAACAAGTGTTGGGTTCTCGATTGCATTAACATCTTCTTCAGTAAGCCCATACATATCAGCTTGATCTCGTAACGCTTGAAGATACTCTTCATCAGTTTTATTCTGAGCCGCTAATTGTCTACTCATCGTTCTGTTGTTACCGTCATAAACGATACCTTCTTTAGATACAATAGGAGTTTGTGTAACTGCTCTCTCGTCAATGTTTTGAGCTATGTCAATTACTTGCGATTGAGCAGGCTTGTCAGTTTCATAATCCCTATCATTTATTGTTTTACCTTCTTTGTTTTGCGGGAAGGATTCATTCTTACCAAATGTATTTGGATTATGACTAGGTATTAATTCACTAGCAGGAACAATCTTAAATGTACCTCTAATTTTTGTTCCGTCAGGAGTAGTTCTAGTTATAGTTCTACCTTTCTTTTGACTAACACCAGACTTATATTCCTTACTACCTACAGGCCTACCTATTTCATCGGTTGGAAGAGATACTTCTCCAACAGGAGTTACTTCTTCTTGGACTGCTGCTTCACCTTCTTCGGTAGCGACTTGAGGTTCTGCTTGGGGTTCTCCTTGCGCCACTTCTCCGCCAACTGCGGTTTCTGGCTGTACAGGAATTTCACCTGCTGTTTCGACTTGAACGGCATTTTTACTTATTGTTTTTAGTTCATCATTAATCTCGTTTACTCTGTCTGTTTGAGCAGCAACAAGAGCAGGGTCTTTTCCTTCTGTTTCTTTCTGTATCTTTTGTTTTTCAAGAATCAAATTAAATGAATCTCTTTGATCCCTTAAACTTAAGTTGTCAGGAATAGATTGCAATATTGAATATGATTTATTCATTGACTCAATCTGAGCCTTTGCTTCTTCCTTTGTTATATCACCACTTAATATTTTGGATTTAATATCTGACTCAATAGATGATCTAAGATTATTATCCTTTAATGAGTTTGAAAACACAGCAAAGTCATCATCGCTTTTTCTATTACTGTAACCTTCTCTAATAGCTGAAACTGATTCAGATCCAGCGGACATAATTAAACCACCTAGAGCACCATAGTAAGCATCAGTAGCGGCAGCACCAATTGCTTGATTAATTCCTTTAGCTGTTGTAATATCAGGAACATTTTGAAAGTAATCTTTATCAGTTATAGCGTTAGATATATTCTTTATTGCTATCTCATCTAATTGTTGAGTACCTTCAACAGCACCTTCAACTAATGCACCTCCAGCTATTCTTAATCCAGCATTAGCTAGCATAGCTGCTGTATTTCTTTTTAATTCATTCTGCATTAATGTAGCTGATGCATCTTTTGGTAAGTTAGAGAAAGTTCTAAAAACTATATTATTTACCAACTTATTAAATAGTGGGCTTTTTGTTGCACCAGTTGTGAACTTAAACCCTAAATTCTCTAATGCACCTATTGTCATTGCATAAGGAACGGATATTAACTTTTTTTCAAATTGATTTAATCCATCAAACTGACTAGAGTTCATCTCATCCTCAATAGCATTATAAGATTGACTAAAGAATGCTACCTTTTGCAATGCAGGATTACCTCCTGCTGATATTGCAGTACCAATACTTTCTGATAAAAAAGAAGCTACTTTTTCTAAATCATTTCTATCTTTAGATTGAATATACTCATCTGTAGTTCCAAATGAAACCAAATCAGTCAACCCCTTTTCTATTTGAGGAACTATTTGTTTTCTAAGTTGTTTTGATGCATAATCTTTTATTTCATTTTCACTCATTCCAGATGCCTTCAATTTTTCTCTTTGAACATCTGGCATTAAAGACCCCTCTGGAAGCACATAAGGCATCACATCAGCAGCTACTCCAGCTAGTGCTTTCTCCATATTAAAAGCACCTTTTATAAAACTTTTAGATATTAGACCAAGCGTATTACCTTGCTTTTCTTTATTTTTATAATATACTGCTGAAGATACTTTTAACTTTTCATTCAATCTACCCAAGTCATCGTATTTACTTTTTAGTATATTCTTTCTTTCATCAAGAGAATTTATTTTATTTTTTAATTCCGCTTCTTGTTTTGGACTAGTTGGATTTTTTATAAATTCATCATATTGAGCTAATAGTTGATCTTCATCTCTTTTAAGACTTTTTGATTCAATAACAAGGTCTCTATATTGATTGTCAAACCACCTGTCAGTATCATATTGATTTAAAAACTCCTCACCATACTTATACGGATTCTCAGCCATTAAATTGACAAGTTGACCGTAATCTTTTACGTCCTTTTTTAAGAAATCTTTATCTGTTTTCTTTAGTATTGACTTGCTCATGAAGTCAACAATCTCGTTGTATTTATCGTTGCTTATTCTATTTAAATCTTCAGCTTGAGCAACAGGCATACCAGTTTGTGATTGGCCATACAACGCTGAAGGAACTAACTCAAATTCTTTCGAGTTTATTGTAGTCAACCCACCATTTGTAGATGTAGATATTTTTATTTTGTTACCTACACCAGTAGTTTCGAAAATAAATCCACTACCCTTAAACTTCTTTCTTAATTCCTCTACAGCCTCATCTTCAGTTTTAAAAGCAATATTTTTGTCTATCTTATTGATATTCTGATAGGCATCAAATTCCTTTCTACCGAAATCTTCCTCCATCATTATTTCAGCTTCCTTTTCTGTAGGAGCATCAATTTCAGTAACCTTTACTTCAGGAACATATTGATCAGGTTTTACTGATACAACTTTCTTTTTCTTTAGAGGCTTATTCTCTATTACATCAATATAATCGTCAGTCTTATATTTGCTAGGTGTAGCCTTTGGTTCAGTTACATTAGCCCATCTATTTACTGAAGATAAAGATTCCGAATGCTTTTGATTTTCCGTCTTGGATTTGTCCGATGAAATAACTCCGTTGTTTTGTGTTGATTGTGAAACCCCTTTTTTTTTTAATGATTCAAATGAAACTTCATTTTTATATTCTGGATATTTCTCAACCATTTTTTTTGATAGAGTTAAATCATCAACATCACTATATTCTGGATATTTAGTTTTTATTTTTTTAGCAAATTCTGTATAATCTAATGGCATATTTTTTTTTTTAAATTCCTAAACCTAATGGATCTCCTGATCTTGCTCTTGATGATCCTCCACCTTGTCTTAATTTATTTAAGTCATTTATCCACTCTTGATCATTTACTGGAAAATATCTATATAAATTATCAGCATATTTATTACCCTTAAAAGGAACTGAATTTTGTTTTTCTAATTGACCTCTATCTCCAGCCTTATACACATTTAAACCATCAGATTCAAACTTAAATATATATTCTCCTCCTGATGCTTCACTTAATTTTATTTCAGCTTCTCTAGGATTACTTCCAGATATTTGTATAGCACTATAAACCTTACTAGCTATATTTGAAATAGGCTTTTCTTCTTTTCGGCTACCTCCGCCTCCACCTCCGCTACTTCTGTATTGAGGTTCGTCTAGTTCAACTTTTCTTTTTAATCTTGAATCAATTGAATCCAAAACTGTTTGCCTTGCATTTTCAATTTGTTTATTTGTCAAATTAGGCTGATAAACACCTTGATCATCTTGAGCAAGTAATATAAACTTTTCTTTCTCAGATTCAATAAACTTATCTAAAGCGTCGCCACTTAAAGCAGGTTTACCTAATTGTTTATTTAACTCATTTTCTTTTACTATTCTATCTTGAATTTTAGAGTTTAAATCTTTCTCACTATAATAAAAGTCATAATCACCGTCAGTGTTGTCTTTAAGTACACTTGTTATAGCTCTAGGATTATTTAAAACACCATTTGCTAAATCAAGTCTTGCTCTTTGAATAGCTGGATTTTGTAAAGCATCAGTAATTGTCTTGTTTCCAAGCTCAATAGTCCAATCTTCCCAACCCTTTGTTTTTTCATCTACAATTGATGATAAGTCAACTTTATTGTCAATTATATTTCCTGGTTGAGATATAGATCTTAAATCCATTACACTTGATGGATCAAATAAACCATTTTCATCTAATTGACCAATAACAAAATTGCCATTATTAGGATCAACCTGTGTTTTTTTGTTTCTTAAATCACCCAATTGAGCAATTCTATTATTCAACTCTAACTCTAATCCAGAACCTAAACCTTCTTGCTGCCTTTTTAATGCCTCTTGCATTTGTTGATCATATCCCTTTGCAGTGTTTGCAAATGTTGACCAACTATCCATCAAGTTATTAATTCTATTCTTATATTCTAATGGAGTAATTTGACCAGCCTTTAATTGTCTATTCCATTCCATCATTGATTGTCTACCGTCATTTGAACCAGATAATATCAACTGGTTTAATGTTTGGCTTTTACCTAGTTCAGTATTCTGAAGTATTTTAGTATTGTCTGATTGGAGTTTGTCTAAAGCAGCTTTTTCAGCTTGTCTTTCAGCACCAATACCTTGTATGGTAGTAACTAGTCCTCCAGTTAGTTTAGCCCAGTCTATCGGTGTAGCTGGTATATATCCTGTATATTCGTTATATCTGCTTGCCATTTTTTAAGGTTGTTGTTCAATTGGGCTCATAAATTGACTCATATATGGATTCGTCACTTTGTTAGTAGTCCAATTAGCATTTTCAGCATATTGTTGTTGCTTATACAAAGGAACTAATCCAGCAGCACTAGTAGCAGCACTTCCAAGTGAAGTAAACATGCCTTCAATAGCGGCATTACGGTTTTCTTCAGCAGCTACTCTTTGTTGTTGAGCACTTTGTAATGCATTAGATCCAATCATAAATTCACGCTCTTGCTTTCTTGCTTGAATACCTTGCTCTGCTTCAGCTTGTGACATATCTCTTTGAAATTGTGCTTGACCTGCTTGAGCAGCTAAATTCAATGCTTGTTCATTTGTAGCCTGTAAAACATTTCCAACTCCACCAATAACTCCAGCTGCACCAGCACCTTGTAATGCCTGCACTGCCTGTGTAGTTGCTTGAGCTTGTGATTGTTGCGCCAAATCAAATCCCAAAGTGGGAACTTGAACTTGTTTAAACGCATTAAATTCTTTGATGTTTTTAAGTTCACCTGCTGCTTTTTCTGCTGCCTGTGAAGCTGTTTTCATATCTTTATTGGCCTTGATTGCTTGAGCTGCACTCAAACCTAAACCACCTAAAGCTACTATTGTGCCTGTTACTGCTGCCATGTTATAATATTTTAACCATTTCTTGGCAATTACTGTCTCCCTTTTGGAAACCACAATTGCTATATCTGTCAATTAGACTTTTGCTTTTTAAAGATGTATAAATGTATTTAAAATCTCCAGTATCTTTAACCATCTCTATTAATACATTTATAAGAAATTCAAGAGCTTCATGCCTATCATCTTCCCTATATTGAAAGTTCGAAACTATAAATTCTATCCAAGCTGTTTTTGAGTTTGTAAAGTAAACAAATCCAGCACATATCTCAAAGCCATCTTTGTGAACCATCACGCCTCCTTTGCCATTTTGTGGCAACATATCAGCTGGCGGAGGTGTCCACCCCCATTCTTTCCACCATGACGATAACGTTTTATAATCATCATCATTTAAGAATCGAACTTCCATACACAAATTTACATAAAACTTTTAAATAATGAAGTTCCAACAGCAAATAACTTAACTTGTTCAGTCAAATCATTTTCTAAATTGATATTCATATAATATCCTCTAGCTCCAAATGATTCAGCTTGACTGTTTTTAACACATATTAAGAAATCAGTTGTAAGTGGAATACTACCTGTAGTAGTATCAACTGTAATTGAGTTAGATGACAAGTTAGTTATCGTTCCAACAAGAACCAATGTACCACTTGAATTTTTATATAACTTATCTCCAATACTAATACTTGAGTCAAGTTTAAATAAAAAGTCTAATACAACAGCAGATGGTGTTGTCGAGTCAACACTATCAGCCAATCCTACTCCTTGTGTAGATAAAGCCTTAACGTCAATCGTATTGTCAAATCGTCTTATGTATGCATACCACTGACCTTCCTTCTCAATAAAATATGTATAGTCAACACTTCCGTCATTTATGTTGGTATATACATTAGCCGTCCAAGGATGTGTACTATTAAGAGATACCGTATTAAACACCTTGACCGTTAATGGATCAGTATTGAAAATTGTTTGTATACTTGATGGATACTGCTGTCCATAAAAATTATTTCTAGTAGTATTTACATTATGCTTCCATAATTCACCACCTTTAAAAGTATAAAAAATACTATTCATTTCTGTCATCCAATCAGGTGAATACGACCAAAATGAATTCCATCCTTCAGATATTTTTGAGTATGTTATTGTTTTTCGTGGGGGTGTACATTCTGACACTACAAACGACTCAAAGATGCTACCTTCTTCGATTGTGTAAGTACCGAAAGGGCAAGGGGTGTCTTCTGAAAGGGTGGCGTAAGTTACTAATTCAGTACATTGAGTTATTGAAACTGCTGTAAATGTTAGTAAATTTAAAAGTGTATAAGTTCCAAAAGGACAAGTATTATTTACTCCAAAAAACGCATAATTTGTAGATGGAGAAACTCTATTAAAATTCCATGAGCCAGCGCTGTTACTCCAAAAAACAGTATGGGCAACCCCAGCAATTAAAAAATCATATTTATTTTTTCCATTTAATGTTCCTGTCGGAGATAAAGTTAAAGTTTGTGGTGAACCTCCCGTTGGTGTATAATTAAATTTAATACAATCACAACCCACAACGGGTGTTTCTTCAATTGCTTGTACTATCCAATTGGTACCATCTTTTAATATCTTAAATTCATCTGTGGTATATTCATCTGCTACACTCCACACCTCCACCGTTACAGGATCTTCACCTACTAATTGATAAGTTACTTTTATACAATCACACATATCACAAAATTATTAAAGTTCTTCTTCTGGTGGTGGTGGTAGTTCTGTTCCATTTTGGAACAATCTAAATGTAGCCGTAGATCCATCGCAATACTCAACTATAAAATCAACATATCTGACTGCCTCCGAATCATTGCTATCAATATACGCATAAATATCTTGATCACCATAACCCGAATCAATCAATATATTAACCCATCCAGTATCTACTCCACCATATTCTAATGTAATCGCCCAATATGTATTAGACATAATGCTAAACATAAAATAAGAATTTCCATCAGTTCCCCAAGTAACAGTTCTATTATTTTGACTAATAGACAATTGACAAGTACCTTGAGTTACATCTGTAAATGATAACACATATGTCTCATTATATGGATCATACATTCCAAGCTTTTGAGTGTTTGGGTTATCTTTTAATTCATCTCTAAAATAGTTCTTCATACCATTTGCAGATATTTCAATGACTTGATCACCTGCCATTTGAAGCACAGCACCTCTTCTAGCATCTGTGAAGAAAACTATATTGGCAAACTTGGCAAAGCTCTCAGGATTGTTACTGATACCATATTCAGATGGATGAACAATCTGATTACCTAACACTTCAGGTACAGAGGCCACCTGACCTCCACCAACAGCATCAACTAACAAGTTCTTTCCATAAAGAACTGACGTTATTTTGTCCTGTTGTAATACCATTAGATTGGTATCTTGAGCGTACAACTTTTGTATCGGTCCGTACTGCTTATCTAAATTCTTAAAGTTCGCTTGAGATAAATTAAAAGAGTTTAGTCTATTGGTAGATGTATCTCCCTTAAAAATACCACTATAGCAAAGAGATGATATTCTAGACTCTTGTTTGTAATCCTCGATAACACTTGTAGCTCTTGGGCTATACTTCATTGTAGGTCTCAAGAAGTTATCATAAATTCTATACGACTCAACACCATTACCAAAAGCAAATGCGTTGAAATCTGAGTTATCAGATGTTACGTTATTTAACTCAACTACAAGTGAAACTGGAGATGGAGATGCATTTAAATCTTGATCGCTCTCCCATGACTGATAGAATACACTGCCTGTAGCAAATCCTGACGGTAATGGACCTGGCAAATCAATTATAATAGCGTATTCATTTATAACGTAAAGTATTTCATAATAACCACTAGGCGGACCAAATGCCGCCAAAGGATCATCGTTTTTAACATATACTCTCTCTCCAGCATTGAATGAATGCATCATATCATTAGCAACATCTCCAAATGGAGTAGCAGGTCCTAACACTGTGAAAAAATCAAACTCAGTAGGAACATTTGGCCAAGCATCACCATAAGTATAATCATTCCATCTCCATGAAACTTTGTGATTACCACTTTCTATTCGATAAGTCTTACGCATTTCGTAAAATATATCAATATCTGATTCTAATGGTACTGTTTCGGCTGAAAGTTGAATAGTAGGAGTTTGAGTTATTTTTAATTGAGCCGTTATTAAACTTCTATCTGATAAATCTCTATCACTTACCCCTCTTACCAATAAGGCTAAAAATCCACCTGCATTTTCAACAATGTAATTAGTGTCATCCCCAGAAGAACCGTCAATTTGAGGAATAGATGTATTAGATTTTCTAAATGTTATATTATTAGCAGATGTGACTAACGTATCAGACTGATCTTTATATTTAAATGTTTGATATGCTCCAGATTTCCAAAACCACTCTTCTAAATTCTTGTAATAGTTATCACTTGTCCAACTATTGTTTTGATTTCTTATTGGCCCAGAACCAGGAATTTTATCTTCTAATATATTTATTTCTATTGCAGCACCTGGATATATTGGTCCATTGTATATAAGTATTGAATGTCCTCCATAGTCATCTGGATCAATACCATCCATTGTATCACTAATATCTGTAGGTATACCATTCAAAGAACTTGACAGTGTATTAACAACTGTTCGAGTAAAAGATGCTCCAGTTGTAATATAGTTTGATTTTATATTAAAACAATATAAATCACCTTGACTATAATTTCCATTACCAAAATATAAATCAAAACTAATACTTGGCGTTATTGAAATAGTATAAGTAGATCCAAATGGAATCGCAATATTTGATAAGTTGTATCCAGTATCTCCATCAGGAACAAATGTATATCTAAATTCATTTGGCGGTGAATTTGGATTAGTTGAATTAGGCATTATTTTAACGGTCAGCCTATAATCTTTTGGTAATTGAACGCTACCTGAATAAGTTGCATTTATATTAGGTACTCCAGATTGACTAGGTAAAATTAAAGTATTGTCTCCTGTTCCAGAATAATAAGCATTATTAAATTGAACATAACTTACTCTATTTATTACTGGGCTTTTTGGGTCTACTCCAGGCGATGCAACATAATTAGGACCTCTTCCTGTAGAAAAAGTACTAAATGATTGAGATGTAGGCTCATCTAAAAATACATCAATTGGATCAGCTTTAATCTTAAAGTATAAACCTTCAATTGTAAATGGTGAACTAGCTTGTTTATATTCAATTTCAAGAACTTTAAATTGTTTATTTGAATGAGTTGCAATACCATTGGCAGTTTTAAAAATAATATATCCACCTATAGTAATCTTGTCTCTATCAGACTCATTAATTAAAAAATATCTAAATACATCATCAACTACAAAAGTTCTTGGAAATATATTGTAATAATCCCCTTGAGCTTGTTTTATTACAAATCTATAATTTGTAGCCCAAAATGGAGGTTCATTGTTTAAAGTTACTTTGATTGAATTTGCTGTATCAGAATTTATTGGAGGTATATATATGTAATTTTGTTTACTAGTTAAAGCAGTAGTCATTCTACCATACTCATCTAAATAAACAATACCTATTTCGTAATCTCTGTCACTTCTAAATGTCTTTTTTGGCTCATTTGTTATAATTTCATCTTCAATTGATAAAGTATAATCAGGAATAATTTTTATACCATTAGCATTGACAATATCTCTAAATTGAACATAGTTGCCATAAACTAGTCTATTACCAATTATCTCTTGAGCCTTTGCACTTAATGGTACATTGTCAAATAATCTTGTTACTTCGCTTGATTCTAAAGGAGTATAAATCTTATTAGCTGAAAATGTTATAGTATATTTTGAGTTATCTAATAACGATAAATCATCTTTATTATAATTTTCAACTATATAAACATTTAATTTATAAGTATCAAAGTAAAGAACCTGAATTTGTTCAACAAACTCATTTCCAGTATCAAATGTTACATCAACTATGTTATATTTATTTAACATTCCTTTGTTGTCACCTGTGTTGTAATCATATGCGAATCCACTTGCATGAAATGCTACTGATGAGAATGGTGCTAAAGAACTATACTGATTGTCTTTATATTTAAAACGATATGAAAAATAAATAAACTTTTCTTGTATGTTGTTTGAAGCATCAATGTTTGTACTAAAACTCAAATCAATTTTAGGGCTATATAATGGCGGTCTTAATATAACATTTATATCCTCAACTATTCTAGGATCATCAGTTGTATATCCTTTACATCTTGAAACATTTACTCTTCTTGGAGGATTTAAACCATCTGTCCAATATATAAATGGACCTTCACCATCAGATATAGGAATAAAATTAATACCAGTTACAGGGTAGTTCTTATTAAAGTTTAATTGTCCTTGAGTACACAATAAAACAATACTTGTAAATTGGAATAACTCACTATATTCAAATATAGCATCAAAAGTATCACTAGTAACCAACCAATATATTAAGTTGTCAGCCTCATAAGTAACAGCTCCTATTGTTTTAGCATTAGAACCAACATAAGTGATACCTTCATCCTCCACTAAAGTTTGGATATTTGTAACCAGTGTATTGCCAAGTGAATTTGAAACAGCTCCTATATTAGATCCAGATGTAGTATCAATAGTTACATTTAATGCATCAATAAACTCACCATCAGGAACAAGTCTCTCATCAAGATCTTTGTTCATCCTACCTGCAATAAAAGTCTTTTTTAATTCCATTATTTTATAATTTTATCACGACCTCTTAACGACATAAGTAATCTCGCTGGGTGCAGATTGCTCAATCTTATTTTTGTATTTCGTAAAGATGCTGTTTTGGCTTTTTGAACTCTATTAACAAGGTATTCTTGTACACCTGTTTTGTTACTTAAAATAGCCCACTTTAAATAATTGTAAATATACTCTTCAGCTAATTTGTTGATTGTGATAAGAGAATCATCACCATTTTCCATTCCATCTGAAATGTACTCAAGTACAATGTAACCATCTTCAACTCCAGTCGAAAAGTCAATTACACCAGCTGCTTTATTTATAGTGAATTTAGGATTTCTATTTGCTTCATCTGTAGCTAAACCATAACGACCACCAATATTATAACCAAAATACCAATCGCCATTATAAGGCCATCCATAGTAACCATTATAAGGACCTGGACCTGTATATAATTGAGCATCTTGTCTCATTATATCAACTTTAGATGTTCCTGTTACAACTTCTCCATTTAAGTCAAAAATAATGTCAAGATTGTTGTCTTGTAAATACGCAGTAGCTGATAATATTGTTCTATTTTCAGTCAGTTGTAATAATACACCTTCTCTTAATAAAGATATTCTTACATAATTAACATAATCAGGAGGCAATACCATTTTTAATTGACTGCCTAATTGCAACTCAAGTACCTTAATATTTCTTAAAGCGTCATAGTTAAGTTCTTGAATGGCTCTTTTTGCATGAAATAAAACAGTATAACGCTCAACATTATTAACAAGTTTATCATTGCCAACATACATAAGCATAAAATTGTTTACTATATCAGCAAGGCTAACATATTGATATGAACCCCAGTTTATATCTTCAGGTATTATACCATTGTTAGTATAATATTGATAGTTAGTAATGTATGCCATTTATTATTGTTTTTGTTGTATTTCTTGTAACTCTTCAGCCTTAGCTGCCGCTATTACTTCTTGCTCTCTTATTGATACGCCAGCATATTGTAATATCTTAACAACTAAATCAGAAAAATCACTCATTGGTAATTCAAAATCTTGATAGTCAACAGCAGATGGATTAAATAATGGATCTGAATTATTCGGCCCTAATGCAACATAAGTCCATTTTGGTTCTTTTGGATACCTTAAATAATGAGCATCTACATTTGCAGTTATTGTATTAGGATATACCATAAAGTTTGCTCTTGATGTAGTTGTGCCATCATTATCCATCAATGTATAAACAGGATAAGAAACAGATGGTGCGGTTAAGTTTGATGCCAATAAATAAAGAATTTTTTGTTGACTTACTTTCTCTATTTCTTTATTATTTAAAACTAACTTCTGAACGAAATAACTATCCGATGGTACTTCAAAATACGGTGCATCATAAGTAAGTGAAATTACTTTATAAAAAGTATCTATAACTTCAGATATTTTTTTAGGTACATCAGCATAACCTTCACCATGAGCTCTTTGATTTTGCTTAATAATTGCATTACTATATAGATAGATATATCGTTCAAATACATCTAGTTGTGCTTGTTTAGCAAATAGATTAAATTCAAATGGAGTTATATATCCTCGATTGTCTTTTGCTAATATAGACAGAACTGTATTTCTAACTTCGTTTATCATACTTACAAAGATAAATAAAAAAAGGCACTTATAATAAGTGCCTCTTCCTTTCTAGTTTGATAACTTATTAAGCAATAGCTACAGATGTAATTAACTGTTGAGTTGCACCAACCAATGGTAATGCAGGAACAATAATAGCATCAGGATTTGATGCTGCGCTATTAGCTAAAGCTAAAGCATTAACTACAGCATAGTGAGATGCATAAGTAGCATCAGCAGTAGTAAATGTAATAGTAATTACGTCAGCGGTAGCTACTCCTCCAATAGAAGTCAAAACCAATGTAGACGTAGATGGCATTGTAATTAAATAATCAGCATTAGCTGAAATCAACGCTTTTGGAAGTGCATCAGCAGCTCCAATCGTAAATTGTAAAAATTTTCTGTTCATCTTAAAACGTTTTAATTATTAATAACAACGCAAATATACTAATTATTTGATAATTTATCTTCTAAGAATTGATACAGTTCAACACCTTCATCTGATTGCAAGTATGAAGCTAAAACTGTAGCAGCGTTAGCACCATACGGAACTGTTAATAATTTCTTTTTATTTTCTTTTAAATTGAAATACAAATCCTTACCATGATTTTTTAATACTAAATAACCATCGGATATAGCTCTTGCTGCAATGTTATTTACTTTTAATGATGGATCATTTACCGCTTCCAAGAAATCTTGCGGATATCTCTTTGCGTAAATCATCATGTCTCTCTTGATTTCAGCACTACTCATTTTATCAACCTGGCCACCAACTAAAATACGAGCAACAGCTTCTAATGTATTAAAGTCATTTGCAGCCAAATCTCTAGCGGCCAACTGTGCATCAAGTTCAGAGTACATTGACTCAATATCTTCTTCAGCATCTTTTTCATTATCAAATTCAAAAAATTCACTTCCATTTCCAGGATGATAATGTAAAAATTGTTGTAGTACAGGATTTGTTCTAGAAACTGTTAATACACCATCCTCAAATACAATTGGCTCAACAATTACATTTTGGTCTTGCTCTTCTTGAAAAGGGCTATTTGAATTTCGAGCGTAACGTAATGGGTGATTTGTATTTGTCTCTTCACAAAAATAAAGTAGACGTTTTCTAGGAGTATCTTTTGATGCTATATAATAAGCTAAAGGAGCTTGATTATTTTTCAGAATATAAGTTCTGTCTTTCGGTTCGAGAGCAACTCTCTTAATTTGTAACTTTTCCATTTTATATAATTTAAATTTTTAAAATAGAGAGGGCCAATAAAGACCCTCTCTGTATTTATTGTGTGTTTATTCTTATCCTTTGAAGATAAAGAAGTTGTTAGCTCCAAGTGTACAAAGTGCACGCTCAGTTAACAAGTTTACCTCCATTGCATCTAAGTCGCTAGTAGCAGCTCCACCAGCAGAACCTGTCATCCAAGTCTTGTAACGACGATTCTCGGTCTCAGAAGCTCTAAATCGAACGTGTAAGAATGGACGTTTAGCATTTTTACCAAGAACTTGGTCATAAACTGTAGTTGTACCAGCAGGAACTAATACTCCGTTAACAGCTCCACCAACTAGACCACCACGAAGAGTAGCATCGTTAAGATATTTCCAGTCAGTTTTGTAGAACTCATAACCTCTACGGAAACCAGAGAAACCAAGATTCAAAGCCATTTGCTCACTGTTATCGAACAATCCATAAGATGTTCCACCAACTCCGTAAGAGTTTTGAGCAGCCAACATATCATCGATATCAAAAGAGAACTGACGATTCAAGAACAATGCATTTTCAGCGATAGCTCCTTGCTTATCAAGACGCTGTACGATAGTATCGAAGTCAGCTAAAGCAGATGGATTACCACCAGCCCATACATTTCCTCTGTTTTCGATTTCGTAGAATAAACCTTTAGTTCCTTTGTTTCCTAAGTCACCAGTAGCAGCAATAGCTCCAGAACCAGTTTCAGCAGGAACACCTTCTACCATTGACATTTCCATGTAATCTTCAAAACGTAGACGGTTTTCGTGCTCTGACTTCATGTACCACAAATAACCTGTAGCACCATTCTCAGTAGTTACTTCTACCCATCCGATTTGAGCCATATCAGATCCTGATACAACATACTTATCTTTGATGATGATAGGAGATACTTCGAAGATGCTATCTTGTGCTTCCAAAGAACCACTCATTCCGTTAGATCCTTTTTTGAATTCAGAACCATAAACAAATGCAGTAAATGTAGCACCAGTATCAGCAGTTGCGATACCACCAGCATTGTAGAAAGCTACTGTAAAGCGATCAGCAGCAGGCAAAGCAGTGATGATTCCTTTATAAGCAGAAGATGCAGATGCATTATTAGATAGGAATACAGTTTGACCAATTCTGAAAACACAAGTTCCAGTACCAATGTCAAAAGTAACGCTATCATCACCACCTGTAGCTCCAACAGCTGTAAGAGAAGTGTACTTAGTATGCAAACGACCTTGCTCTGCCCACTTAATTAAGTCAGAGTTAGAAGGAAGTTCAGCACCAACCATACGCAAGAAAGACGCGATAGATCGGTTTCCATAACGCTCGAATTCTTTCTCATAAGTATCAGGAAGATACTGATTCAAGAAGTCAAAGTTAGTGATGTAGTTTGTAGGCAATGTTGCCTTTACTGAGCTAGGTGAAATTGCAACACCAGGACTCGCTTGTAATGTTCCAGACATTTTTTTTAGTTTTTGTTTTTGTTTCTAATTACTAATCTGTTGCCACGATCATCATCTAAAGCTGTAACTCTGAAACCTGGTGCTGGTGTAACTTGTGTAGCTTGTCGAGTCATGTCAATATTTTTAGACTCTTTAGCCACATTGTCAACCGCGTCTGCCATTCCCTTCTCATAGAAGAACTTGGCAAACTTCTCTGGGTTCGAAGCCACTGCAATAGCACGATGGAAAGATTCAGCGTCCTTAAGATAACCTTCATCATTCAAAAACTTTGATACAAAGTTCTGAAGATTAGATTGCTCTT